TGCAAAACAACAATGTCGCTGGACGTAGACGTTATACCGGCCTCGGTATTTGTTACGCGGGTCGTGAGGCCCGACAGAGCACTAGCATTAGCAGCGATACTACCGCCTTGGTTAGTAGTAGTCGTTTGCAGAGCAGTAATAGCGGCGGCACTGGTTGCTGTGGTGGACAGTAAGCTAATGATATTTGAACTGTTGTTAGCAACAGTGGTATTCAGACCAGTGATGGCGGTAGCGTTGGTTTGTGTGGCCGTTGTCAGGGTGACAACATCGTTAGTCAAAGTGCCTATCAAACCCTGCGCAGCAAGAATGTCAGCCTCCACGAGGTCTACTGCCGTATCGATGATCGATATCATGTCGATCTCTGCACTGAGGTCTGTCGCTAATTGACTCTGCGTAATAGAGTCCGTGAGAACTCCAAGAAGAAATGTTACGTCAACAGCGGCCTGCCCAAGTGTTCCGTTCAGGCTATTCCATGGGCCTCTTTGGTTAATCACATTTACGTGACGCGCCCAGTAATACCATGACTCAGCACTGTCTACGTCATCGACGTATATCATGCCGTAAGAGATACCTATTAGCCGCGCACCGCCAAGCTGGTTTATGTCATTACGCCACACCTCAGTGAATGAGTGACCGTAGTAAGTGTCGAAAGGGAAGTCCCACTCGACAAAGATTACGTTGAAACCGCCAGTAACTTGAAGCCCTGTAGGAGCCACTGGGTCAGAAGGCGGGTCCGTGTTGAAATTACCATCATCGCCGCCAGGAATAATAACGACGCCACCACCGCCAGGATTGGACGTGCCGCCACCACCGTCTACAGTTAGCCCTTCTACAGCCAAACCACCATCAATAAGATCGCGATAAGTTACAGCCGCATCTCTCGGATCACCTCTCCGCCCAAGCCTGACTTCTAAAGCTTCAGCGATGGCCGTCAAATATGCGCGTTGGGCAGGGCTAGCGTCCGACGGTACTTTAGGAAAGCCAGGAAGTTTTGTTGGATTAGGTGTCCTCCCCCCATTCATGCATTTAGCTCCGCTATGGTGGACGCCAGAGTCACCTCATCTACTTCATAGTCTGAGATTATTTCGACTTCCCACTCAGTGCCGTGATTAGCAGGTAGCCTCGCGATGGGAGAAGCGCCAATGTCTCCATCGGCATTCGCAGGAAGTGTAGATGCCTGAGTTAAGAATCGACCGTTGCTGTTTTTATTAATTTTTTGTTGAGCTATCAAAACTCCATCAGCATAAACTTTGAATTCTACTGGGTAATCTTGTGCAACGATCTTGATTGCGGCCATACTTGTAGGCTGGCTTATGAACACTCGGCTTTTGTACTTAGCCGAGCCGCGAACTTGTGGGCCACCAGCCTGAAATTGAATTATCCGCAGCAAGTTATCGGCTGCTATGAAGAAGAGCTCACCCGTCGATTTCTGTGTGATACCACCCCGAACTGATGTTGGGTTCACTTCAAATGTTGAGAAAGCCGTTTCAGGGCGTCGAGGGTCAAAGATCCACCCGCCGTGATTACTCCCGCTTGACCAGAAAGCGACGTACACACCTTCATACAAGAACGCCTTATAGGTCGATGCGTAAAAGTCCGAATTCCATTGTTTAGGACTGATGAACTCTTTGGATATAACTTGGCCCGTGGTGTTTGACACTTGAACCAGACCATCTGGCCCTGAGTACAAGACATACTCGCCCATGTCCACGATTGAGTCTGTGTTCAAACAGGATTGCGCAACGTCAACCTGAACCGCAGTCATTGCTGCAGGGTCAGTACCAGTAACAAAATAGGGGAACCCTTTGGTCATTACCACGACGCCATTGTTGGTCGCCGATAGCCCCATGATTTCTTCTTCAATAGTAATCCGGTACTGCACGGGCCATGCGTGCGGTAAGTACGGCTCTGAGAAACACAATCTCTTGCCAGCGTACCCACAGAAAACACCATTACCAACAGCTATTAACCCTTGCATCGGGCCATCTGGGTATAAAGAAGTGTCGTCATTAGGGGGGCCAACCCATCCTTCTGATGGCAGTACTTCGCCTAACCCTGCTGAGGCACGGTTATCCGTAAGACTAGTATTTGCAAAAGGTATCTCTGCTACGAACTGAAAGTAAGCTGCGTTAGAGCCTGCGTTTGCTCGGTAGATCCGCTTCTTACCGTTAGCAAAGCTGTATCCGCTACCGAACGCACTAGCGGATTGAGGCGTAGAGATGGTGATTGTCTCGGGAGAAGTCCAAGAAATAATATTAGACGGTGGGCTGGGTGGTCCTTCCTCGCCGTAGTCGCTTACCAAAGTATAGACGTAGGAAAAGTCCTCTACTGACTCTGTGGTAGAGGCAGTCCCCGCTTTTGTAACGCCAGGACGGGCAGTTGGTGCCGGTATTCCTAGTCTAAAAGAAGTGCTCGGGTAAACATTAAGACTGCCCGATACCATTGAAGTATAAGTACCCATCCGAGGGTAGTCGTCCCCCGTCCAATAACCACGCTCGTAACTATCTTCGGGAATCGGGGACTCTAAAAATTTAACCCCAGAGTCTTCAAACTGAAAAAGCTTTGGCGTGTCGCCAACACGGTCGTACCAAGCAATAGACTTAGTCGTGCCAACGAGGCTCCCCGAGTAGCCACTACCGGCTCCAAGGGAGTTAAGCACGAGGTCAAATTTCATCGGCGTCAATCGACCAGAATCGAAGGTCATGTTGTGGGCTGTTTGGCCAAGCCCAGTATTCAAAAGACGGGGCGACTTTGCTGGGGCAATACCTGCGAAATTTTCTAACTTAAAGACCGCCATTTATCCTCCGATATTTTTTTCCTGCATCCATACGATTGCAGCGATAACTGATAGAAGCGCAGTGGTTGCAAACTGCAGTATCGTTTTACCGACTGTCTTCTTAGTGCCTCTCCAAGAGTCGAGCAGCATTCGCAGCTCACGCATGTCGTGATATGCTTTTTCATCGGAAAGGCCGACCTTTTTAAGAGCTTCTTCTGCCCCCTTCTTAGCAGCCTGCTCTATCAAATTTTGTAGCTCTAATTCAGTTAAGTTCATTTGAGAGATTCCTATGAGGCGCTTGCCGTCACTCCTATTAACAGGGCAATCAGCCCAGCGATAAGGGAAACCGTGATAATCACTGTGAGAATATCGCTGTACATTTGCTTCGCCTTAGCTTTCTCACGAGCTGCTGTAGCTCGTTGCTGTTTGATTAAACGCCGCTCTTTCATCATGTCTTGCCACAGTGCGCCGTTCCCCGAGTAAATCATTAACTCGCGGAGCTCTTTTTCAAAGGTGGCTATTTTGTTTTTGTGAAGAGATATTTGGAGGGCTTGCGATTCGACGCTTGTAGCGCCGAATGTTTTAGCTAAGAAAGGTTGGTTTTTGTTAGATTGTTCTAGAGCATAAAGTTCTTCTTTGGCATCCCAGAACTTCCCGAGTTCACCAGCATAATCAGCAAGCTCACGCCCATTAGACATAGCTGTCTTGAGCGTTTTATACGCCACGTTAGCGGTAGATATAATAGCCATTGCTTCAAGTGCTGGCATTTGCCCATACTCATATTTCAGGAAATAAACATTCCTGAATGAATCTACTCACCTCCTCATCCGTAAAACCAAGCGCCGCCATGACTTTAGGTGTGTGGGGATTTTTCTTTTGCCAAAAACAATACTTGTTTTGTGCAGCCGTAAAATCGTTGTCGCCACGTTCACCTACATTGCTCAAGTAGTACTGAAGATTGCTCTTTAACAATCCTATTACTGACTCAAGCTCTTCGACATCGGTTATAAATCCTGCGCTAACCATGTCGTCACTAAAAATATTTCTAGCCCATTCGGGCAACTCTCGTTTCTTGCTCCAAGTCATCGGGGCTACTCGCTCCTTGAAGCCCAAGAGCATTTTATGATCACCGTCTATTGGACTGAAATCATGAAATGCACCTGTTACTTTCTTCGGGCCTGCAATCAAATCAAACCCGAACACCGGTGATCCGTCATCGGTATGTGGGAACACGGTGAGATGCATCATGTACAGTCTCTTCGTATCCCGCGCATCTACAACGTCTAAATGCGCCCTTCTAAACCTGTCCGATTTCCATAAGTAATTATCCCATGGATATCGATGACCTTCATCATATGTTTCAAAGCCTGAGAGCTCAGAAACAAGCCAATCCTTAGCCCTCTCTAGGCTAGTGAATATTGTGCTTTCTTGTGACCCTGTCATATATTCCTATCACAAAGTCAAAGGCAGCAATTGCTTCCTGCATTTCGGCTTTATCGTGGCTCAAGTTTTCTCGAATCTTTGCAATCAAATCTTTCCGGTCATCAAATTCATACCGACGACACTTTCCTGGCAGTTTGCCTTTTAGCATTTGCCCACCAAACATATCCCCCATATGGTGGACATATATATGAGCAAGTGTTGCTGCCTTTGACTGACGCCATACCCGATCACAATATTCTGCAATGAAATCATGGTAGATCGTCGTCTCTAAATTGTGCTCTGACGTAAGTTCCGCTAAATCTTCTAGCATTGCTGAAAAACGGGTAATGCCATCCAACTGTTCGACCCACCCAACCCGCCGCGCTTTGCTCTCTACATCGCCATAAGCGAGTAAAAGGTTCGCCAGCAGATCTGCATAGGCAGCGGCACTAATGGTCCCATTGACCATGCTCTGCGCCATAGGGTGGTGCTCTGCCCTATCATGTATGGGCTTGATAAACTCTTTTAGCGTCATGTCAAAAGCCCAAATTAAAACCGACGATAACTCGATCTTCACCAGAGTTATTCGGCATAGTCGAATGCGGTAACCAACCAGGAAACAGAAACATCACACCTGTATAAACCGGTAGTTGTCGCTTCGTTATCGCATGAACAGGGGCATCGTTTACCCAAACCGATGATTTCAAATGCCAAGCTGGATCATGGAAAACCAAGTCACCAGCATCATGTTCAGCCTTTGCATAGAACACCCCACTAAATGGAACATTGGAGTGAATATGCTCTGGTATGTATCCTCCCTCTGGGTACATCGAGTACCACATGCTTTCTATCCCAGCTCTAGCCGAGTACCAATGTTCTTTGTCAACGTGTTTAAGCAGCTCTTTGGCCATACTAATAATTAAATTAGTTGGCTGTTCCCATTCTTCAAGCAAATGCAACTGGTCATTTGTTCCGTGGGAAGTTACCCCATGCTTTTCCCGCAGTTCTTTATCGTCAGTCCTTGTCGCTGCGTTCCAACCATTGGATATAAGTCGGAGATTTTTAGTTTGCTCTTTATGTTCAGCCGCTAGCGCACAGATCTCTTCACAAACATCGTAGTTCTGGCATTCCCCCGCATACACGGGGCTTTCAAAAAACCCTAGCTCGCGACCCTCTAGCATTGTTTTTCCGATGGCTTTTTTGTGTGAGCCCATAAAACCAACGAGTGTCTTGTGCCAGTTAAAACCGGCGTTACTTTGTGCGGAAATGCAGAAGGAAAAAGAATCATTCTTCCCCTTCTTTTTTCTGCAACCCAGTTCTTACCACCTATCTGCAACTTGAGGTCGCCCCCCACATAGTCCTTTGGGTCTGATAACTCTACTGTCGCACTCATAATGCGACTTGCTGCTAAACCATTAGCAGATGAGTCAGTGTGCCAGCCATAACGCGACAACCCGCCGTCATAACGCGTAAACTGAATTGACTCTACGTAATCGAGATCCACAAAATAATTGTCTCTCGATACGCCCAACAACTTACTAACCAACCGGCCCATTAATGGATCAAGGTCACTACCTGCGTCGATCCAACTAACTTTGCTTTTCCTTTTCAGGTAACTGCGAATTCTCTGTATTCTGCTTCCCACTTTCAGCCCGTGCGTAGATGCAGTTTCTAAATTTGCAGTTCCGAAACGAATGATTTCTTCGCATTCCTCATCCGTGAGAACTCCATCAAGCCATTGATAATATGTTCTCATTCAGGAACATCAGCCTCCGTAGGAGCATTAGGTGCTGCTGGCCACGTAAAGTCTTCGGGACTTTTTACTTCTGGGTAAGCGGCTGGCAGATCCCTAAGTGCCTGACGATAAGCCGTGTAGGCAGCTTTGTCGTCATCCGACAAAGGGCAGTCAGGTAACACAGACCAATCTGTGTCACGTAAGAGCATATCGCGCTGATGCCGAATGTGAAGATTAGTCAGGTAATTTTGGTCGAGATCTATGACCTCATAATTCCATTCATAACCACCATCGCCGTTTTTAATCCAACCATCAATCTGATATCTCTGCCCCTCTGTAAGAGTCGGAGGGTTGTTTAAAATCGGTTGATAGCCTTGAACAGCGTATTGCTCGTCCGTCATTTCACCCAAAGATAAAGCTAAATTTTCGCGAGCTATAGGATGACTTGTTACATCACCATCGCCACTCACAGATAGATAATATTTTTGCATTTGAGTAATCCTTTATGTCGCGTTAGACGGGTAAGAACGAGATCCTGGTGGACCCCAGATAATTCTGACGCCACCTATACCGCCGTTACCCGATGCGCTTGGCCAAGATGTTCCTGGACCGCCGCCACCACCACCATAATTACCGCCTTGAACATTGGATGAACTTGCGCCGCTTCCAGAGAAAGGGTTCTCTCCGTACTGACCATTACTGCCACCAGCGCGTCCAGATCCACCGCTGCCATGGCTGTTGGTGTTGTTGTAACCAGAAAATGGGTTGTAAAAAGGTTGACCGCCATTAATTGGGCCTTCGCCGTTTAACCCTGTGCCACCGCCAGAACCGCTTCCATAGGTCGATGAGTAGTAACCGCCGCCGCCAGCACCGCCGCCATCACTACTGTAGCCAGGAAATTGCGACTCGTAACCGTTGCCACCACGACCTCCATAGCCGCCAGCTCCTCCTCCGCCTTGATAGTTCGGCGCGTGACCACCAGCACCGCCACCATCCCCGACATAACCGCCGCCAGAGCTGTTGTTGTTATTTGGCCCATCTGCATAAGAATTGGACCCACTTACGTTCCCACCGCCCTTGCCAGCCACCTCAGTTAAGCTTTTGAAATAGCTATTGCCGCCTTTCAGTTGCGCAGAGTTTCCAGATGTGGTGGAAGTTGCACCCGCCCCGACGACTACGGTGTAGGTCGTTCCTGGTGTCACGCCAATATTATTCTTCCAACCAAGACCTGCACCACCACCAGCGGGGTTAGCCCAGTTATCTTGCCCCGCGCCACCGCCGCCAATAGCAACAACACTTACGTCGTAACAATCAGCAGGGCAAACCCAACTATATGTTCCCGCACTCGTATATTGCTGCTGCCCAGTGACA